CGCCGACCCGATCGCGCGCGCCGTGGGCGACGAAGTAGACAAGTGGCCGGCGTGGTCGGGGCGGGAGGGGTCGCCGACCGCGCTGCTGTTTGCACGGACCAAGACGTACCGCCCGCGGGACAAGCAGGTTCTGATCTCAACCCCGACGATCCCGGACGGGGAGATCACGCGCGCCGCGCGGCGCGCGGGCGAGCAGCTCGTGTTCGCCGTCCCGTGCGCCGGCTGCGGCGAGCGGGAGCGGCTCACGCTCGACCGGCTGCGCTGGGCGGGCGGGTCCCCGGCCGAGGCCCCCGACGACCCGGACGAGCGGCGGGCGCTGGCTGCGCTGCTAGAGGGTCCCGGCCGGGTCTGGCTGGCCTGCCCATGCGGCGGCGAGACCCACGACGCGGACAAGGCCCGGTGTCTCGACGCGGGCGGCTGGGTGCCTGAAGAGCGGGACGCTGAGCCCGAGTTCGAGGACGACCCCCAGGAGCCGGGCTCCTGGGCGGCTTCTCGGGCGTACCATGTCAGCGACCTCTACGGGCCGCATCACCCGCTCGGGGTGGTGGCTGCCGGTTGGCTGCGCGCGATCACACCACAGGATCGCATGGAGTACCACAATCAGACCCTGGGCGAGGCGTACCATGATGAGGAGTGTGCGCTGACTGCGGATCTGTTCGCGGCGCGGGCGACGTGGCCCAACGGCCTGGTCCCGTCGTGGGCCACGTCGGTAGTCTGCGCGGCGGACACGCAAGCGGCGGGCTGGTGGTGGGTCGCGCGCGCCGTCGGCAAGGGCGGGCGCTCGCGCGGCCTGGCGTGGGGCTGGGCGACGACCGAGGCGTTGCTGCTGCGCGCCACGGTCAACCGGACGTGGCCGCTGGAGCTGGGCGGTCAGGCGCGAGCGGCGGTGCTCCTGGTCGACGCGGGCGGCGGCATGAACACGCCCGACGGCTCCCGGAGCCAAGAGGTCTACGACCTCGCGAGGCGGGAGGCGCGGGTCACCGCGATCCGGGGCGCAAACGCGCGGGACGCGCTCAGCGCGCCGCCGCTCAGGAGGACGACGATCGATACGACGGCCCGCGGCGCGCGCCGGCGCCACGACCTGGTCTGGCTGAATACGCAGTACTGGAAGGACGTGGTGGCTGCCGCGGTCGCGGACGGGGACCGGTGGCAGGAGGCCACGTGCGCCGGTGACGCGACCTACGGCCGGCACATGAGCGCCGAGGCGAAGGTGCTGATCCGGACGGCGGGCGGGGTCGAGCGCTGGCGCTGGGAGCGCAACAGCAAGCACGCCCCACGTGACCTGTGGCATTGCGCGGTCTACGCGACCGCTGGCGCGGAGATCGTTCGCGCGGAGCACAGAGCGCCCCTGGGCGCCGCAGAGGCTACAGTTTCTCGGGGATACGAGACAGCGGAGGACGGCACATGGAAATTCAGACGAGGGGGGCGGCGCGCGTGAAGAAGCCGAGGAGCAGGCGCCCGAAGGTGCAGGCGCGGCCCGTCCTGGTGGACGGCTGCCGGTGGCCGGAGGAGGTAGCGCTGCCCAAGCGCTACGAGCGCAAGCCGTATATGCCCTGCCCGCAGTGCATGCATGTCATGCGGCCTGACTACCCAACGGCGGCGGTGATCTGCTACGGGATCCGCCACACCGAGCAGCTTGGCCTGCGCGCGTATCTACTCTGCCGCCACTGCGGGAACAAGTGGAGCATGGCGGCGGTGTGAGACTAGTGCGCTGCCCCTACCCAAGCGAGAGGCGCAAGGGCTTGTGCGGAGGCATGCTCCGCCTAGTCGGAGTCAACCTCCGCCCTGGCTGGTCGACCTACGCCTGCCGGCGTTGCGGGCGAGAGAGCACCCGCAACGACTCGCTTCGCTAGCTTATCCGGCCCCGGAACTCCTTAAGCAGGGCTGCATTTACCGGCTAGTCTCCGGGCATGGCACTCACTCACACTGTCGCTGGCCTCAGGGCCGCGCTTGTCGTGTTCGACGACGCCGTCCAGGCGTCGTCGTGGGCAGCCGCACACAAAGCGTGGGCCGCGTACGCGGCCACCTGGGCCGGTTTGCCGGTCAATGTGACCCTCGACGGCGCCGCAGGCGAGCTGCCAGACCCCCAGGCTATGCTCGAGAATCTGGAGCTCATCCAGGCGGCCACAGTGAGGGCCGGCGCGCGCGGTAAGCGCATTCTTCTGACGCGGCCAGCGCACCGTTGACCGGGCGGCGAATTGCGACTACTCGCCTGCGCCGTGCGTATTGGGGTGTGCTCGATCTCCTCAGCCCCCGCCGCGGCACCATGGCCAGGCATCGCTACCTACTTGATACAGATCTCGAGTACAGCGAGGCGTACAGGGCCGCCAAGTCGGCTCTGTCGCGTGGATATGCGGATGCGAATCCTGGCCCTGGCACTACGCCCTGGCGGTCTATCAGCCGCAGCCTGAGCGCTGATGCGCACACGCTGGAGGATCTACACCGACAGCGAGAGCAGGCGCGCGAGCTAGGACGAGACGATCCTCTCGGCTCTGGTGTGATTGACTCGTTTGTTCGCCACGTGATCGGGGTAGGGATCCAGGACCGCGCAGCCACCGAGGACCCCAGCGCAAGCTCTCGGATTGATGCTGCGTGGTCGTCCGTGCGTGACGTTGTCGCACCCGCAGAATGCTGCGGGTGGCTCGGTGTCCAGCGCCTGCTGGTCTACGGCATGGTGCGGGACGGGGATATATTTGTGCACCGCGCCCAGCGCGGTGGCCGCATGGTCGTGGAGATCGTCGAGGGGGACAGGGTCGGCACCCCTACAGATATTAGCGCACGGGATTTGCAGGACCCTGAGGGACAAGTGCGCGCAGGTGTCGAGCGCGACCGGGACGGCGTGGTCGTGGCCTACTGGATTTCTCGCCGGCACCCAGGCGACCAGCTGATCAGCAATCAGGTACGACCGCTCAAGCCGCACCACGTGCCGTTCGTGCGGTCGGAGTTCGATCGGATCCCGGCCGAAGAGATCCGCCACCTCAAGGTGGTCGACCGGCCGGGCCAGTCGAGGGGAGTCACCGACCTGCACGCCGTGTCTCAGGATCTGCGCGACATGGACTGTCTGATAGAGGCGGTGCTGAAGCGGGTCCATGTTGGCGCCTCGTTCGGCGCCGCGATCGAGTCGCCCGAGCCGTTGGACAACTTGTTTGACAACGAGGCGACGGCCGACGGCTACGGGACCAGAATCAAGCAGGACCTGGTGCCCGGCATGATCCTCCGGCTGTTCCCCGGTGAGAAGATCAGCCTAATTTCACCAAATTTCCCCATGCCAGATATCGAGGTGCTGGTCCGTATCCTGGCGCGCCGGATCGGCGCCGCCCTCGGGGTGAGCTGGCAGGTTGTGCTGCACGATTTCAGCCAGGCCAACTTTGCTTCTCAGCGCATGGATCGCATTGAGGCCGATGTCTCGTACGGCGTGAAGCGCGCGCAGGTGGTGGAGGTCCTCGCCTGGATCCGCCGCTCGGTGCTGGAGGACATGGTGCTGCGCGGCGAGCTGCAGGCGACGCCGGAGCAGGTCGCGTTGGCGTCGTGGATCCCGCCCGCGGTGCCATGGGTCGACCCGCAGAAGGAGGCGGCTGCCGCGCAGATCCTGCTGGAGGCGGGCCTCGCCACGAAGCGCGACATTCTTGCCGGGCTCGGGAAGGACTGGCGCGAGGTCGTGCGCCAGCAGGTCGAGGAGGAGCGGTTTGAGGCGGAGCTGCGGGAGGAGGTAGACGACGGTGCAGATATATCGCTCAAGGTCATTGAGGGCGGAGCTTCCGACGAGCCTGTGCAGGACACCGCGCTCAACGGTGCCCAGGTCGTGGCTTTGATCTCGATCCTCAAGGACGTGGCCTCGGGTCTCCTGCCGATCGAGACGGCGGTTGAGGCCGTCCTCGTAGCCTTCCCGGGCCTGGACCGGGAGACCGTGGAGGGCATGCTCGCGCCGGTCGAAGGTTTCGTGCCTGTGCAGGAGGCCGCATGATCAAGCTAACCCGCGCCCTCCATGTCCAGCTACGCGAGCACGAGGACGAGGATGACCGGACGTACCGCTTCACCGCGTCTACCGAAACGCCGGTCGACGTGTTCGGTACGCCCGAGGTGTTGCGCGCGGACGGCGTTGACCTGTCGCGTTTCGAGCGAAACCCGGTCGTGCTCAACACCCACCAGCACGGCGACGTCTCCCAGATTGTCGGCAAGGCGACCATGCGGGTCGAGGGCGCCGAGGTCGTCGGCAGGGTCACCTTCACCGAGGCGACGCAGGCCGGGCGCGAAGCGCTCGCCCTGGCGCGTGACGGCATGCTGTCCGCGGTCTCGGTTGGCTTCGAGCCGCGCAAGGCGCGGGAGCTTCGCCGGGGCGAGACCGACGGGGAGGGCGAGCGCCAGGTCACCGGCCCCGCGCGGGTCGTCACCGAGTGGTCGCTGCTGGAGCTGTCAGTCGTACCCGTCCCCGCCGACCCCAACGCCGTCAAGCGCGCCTACCAGGAGATCCACATGAGCCAGCGAGAAGCGGTAAACGGAGGAGACGACGAGGGCGAGGAGGGCGCGGAGGGCAACGGAAAGAAGGCACGAGACCTGATCGACAAGGCCGAGGGTATGGGCTTCACGATCAAAGAGATTGCTGCCGGAACCGATCGGTCCCCCGGCGTCATCGGGGCGATAAAGTCCGGAGAGATCAAGAATCCCCCCACCGACTTCCTGGAGAAGATCGGAAGCATGATCGCCAACGGGACCCCGGAAAACACGTCCGACGACGACCGGGGCGAGAAGCCGAAGCACCCACGAGCGGACGACGACGACGACGACGACGACGAAGAAGAAGAAGAGCGTACCGCAGACGGGATCGTCGCTCGCCAGGTCGAGGACCGCCGCCGCCTGATCATGTCCTTCTGCCCGTGTGACCTGCGCAGCTTCGCCGAGGGCCTGCTGCTCGAGGACCCCCAGATCACCCCCGCCTTGGCGCGCGCCGCGCTGATCGCGGAGCGGGAGCGCACCATGCGCCCCGTCGGAACCCCCCCCGCACCCGCGTCGAAGCGCGGGGGCAATACGTCGACCCCGACGACCAGTCCAGACGCTTGCACCGCGTCTGGACTGGTCAGCGCACTGCGCAAGGAGTAGCGGATGATTCGCTTTGTGAAGCACCTGGGGGAGGCCAGCAAGCCCCTGCTGCAGCGCGGCAACTTCCAGGCCGGCACGACCCAGGAGATCAACCGCGGCGACCTGCTGGAGCTGAGCGGCGGCGTGTTCGTGCCGCTCACAAGCGACAAGGCCATGGTTGGCACTGTCGCGATTGCAGCCGAGGACATCAAGGCCGGCGACCTCGCAGGCGAATACTGGATTGCAGTCCCGCGCAAGCTGGACCTGTGGGAGTTCGACCTCGCCACGGCGGACTCTCCGGCTCGCGGTTCCACGATCGCCGTAGCCAGTGCTACGACTGTCACCACCACCGTTACCAATGCCCTGGGCACTGTCTGGGACCACGACGGGTTTCCGCGGCCCCAGAATCACCTGAGTAGCGGCGGACTGGTCGACAACGGCACCGCCGTTGTCAACACGTCTCAAGTGAGGTTCATGATCCTTGAGGCAGTCTCCTACCTGGCCGACTTCGGCAGCTAGTCCCCGCGGGACGGAAGAGGAAACTAAAATGACCGAAGTCATGCACACAACTCGCAGCGAGCGAGGCGGATCGACCACCCGGCAGGTCAATCCTGCCGCCTACCCCCAGAGAGTTGTCGGGCCACGCATCCGCCTCGGAGCCGGCGTCGAGGTTCTGAGCTCTCCGGGGCTGCATCTGTCCAGCCTCCGGCGCAAGGCGAAGGAGGACCCGGAGGGTTATGCCCACCTGATCCGAGACTTGCACAAGCGCCGTATTTCTTGGTCTCGTGCCAAGCGCTCTGGCTACGCGGTCGACGACGACGACGCGGCCGGCTTCAGCTTCGCGGAGACTCGCGATATCAAGGGCATGCACGCGGCGCTGGAGTCGATCGACGTGCGCGTTACCGACGCGGCGTCACAGCGCGCTGTGACCACCGCTGCATTCCCGCTGCTGGTGAACGGCCTGACCGTTGCTGGGATTACCGAGGCGTACGAGGATGTCCCCGCAGTGGGTGACATGCTTGTGCGCGACAGGCAGGACAACAAGGCCATGTCGGTGTTTGTTGGGATTGTCACCGATCCCAAGGCTGACTACCGCCGCACCGACGAGACCACCGAGTACACTCAGATCGGCGCCGGTGAGGAGCGGTTCCTGATCGAGCACTTCGAGCAGGGGTTGCAGGTCGTGATCCCCCAGCGGCTGATCGACGAAAATGACGTCGCTGGTGTCGAGGACCGTATCACCGCGGTCGGCAGGATCGGCCGCGAGCTGCAGGAGGAGCAGATCCTGGAGCGGGTCACGGACAACAGCGGTTCGGCCGCTGTTCCAGCCAACCCGTTCGTGCTCCACGGCCCGCTCGCCAACGCGGGCCGTGCGCTGTTCGTGACCAGCAACGCGGCGCCTCTGACTCGGTTGCCGGCAACCGGCAACCGGATCACCAATAATTCACTGCAGGACGAGAGTGACCTGGAGACTGCGCGGTTGAGAATCGCGGCCATGACAAATAGCCGCGGGCGGAGGATCCTGTTTCCGGGCGTGCCCACGCTCCTTGTGCCGGCCGCACTCGCGACGCGAGCGTTCAAAATCCTCAATTCGCAGCTCACGCCCGGCGTCCTCAATGAGGCCAACCCGTTTGGGCCGGGCGGCCTGTTCGCCGGCACTCGCCTGTTGCACACTCCCAAGCTCGACGACCTCAGCGGCACGGCTTGGTACTACGGCTACCCACAGTTCTTGTTCGTGCGCAAGTGGAAGCTTGCGCCCGAGATCAGCACCCACAGCGGCACCGGCACCGAGGCGTACACCCGCACCCGTGAGGCTGTCCGCGTGCGCCTTGCTTGGGATATGGAGATCGGTGTCACCGACTACGTCGGCTGGCTTCAGAACCTGTCTGCCACTACTCCGCCGGCGCGCGTCTAGGAGCCATAATGAACAAGCAGACCGCGGTCATTGTCACTCTCTTTTTTGCGACCGTTCTCGCCGTCTTGGCTCTCCTTCCTCCTGGAGCCGAGGCGGTCGAGACGTCGCCTAGATTTTACGATGCGTCGATTATGCGTGTGCAGTCTTCGAGCACGTTTGTCGACGTCTCAGCGGCCGATTACACCAGCTATCAGACCCTGCTGACGATCACGCCGCAGGACAATTTCGCCATGAACGACGTCAAGGTTCACGTGGACCTTGACCAGGGCGACGGCAACGACGGCTTCGCGGGCGGCTACACCAGCGAGACGATTCGGTTTGCTGTGGCGCGTCGGTTCCAGTCCGCCAACTGGCGGACTGACAACGAGGAGCAGACGTCTACGATCACCGGCACCTTGGCCGGTGATAGGTCTATCACGCTCGACCTCGGCGTTGTCGGGCCCAATGAGCGCGCGAGGATCATGGTCCTTGTCAGCACTGAGCAGGGCGACATTGAGCTGCCGTACGTCATGTACTACCGAGCAGGCGCTAGCGCCACGTTCGTGGACGTCGCCAACTAGCAGGGGGGGGGCCGTGTCATGCGCGCTAGCACCGCTGTAGCCTCTGGCCTCTTGCTCGTGCTGACTGCCGCCCTCGCGGCTCAGGACCGCGTGTTTGAGACCTATCCCGACGAGTCCACGGTCTCTGCGCTGCGGTCGACTGTGGACGACGCCCTGGTCACCGACCTGTCCGGGGACGCGTCGTTGACGTCTCTGGGCACGTCGACCGGCGAGGGCGACGTCGGCGCCACTACCGGTATCGCAACGCTGGCTACCTTCACTGTTGCGGGGTCTGCAACAGTGGAGATCAGCGGCCGGTTCACGAACGCGAGCGCGACAGCAACGGTCGTCGTGATCCGGGGAGACTTGGCCAACGACGGCGACTGGACCACGCAGAGCCACAGCGTGGCCACGCTGTCTGCGTCAGCTACCTACACCGACGGGGCTTCCGCATTCATGGCACCTGCCTTGTACTTCGACAGCAAGGGCAGCGACGCCGTCAAGGTGGTCGCTGTACCGTCGGCCGGCACTCTGGACCTGTGGGTGAGGTGACGTCATGGCTGGTGCCGACGACCTGTTCTCGGCCGCACGGGATCTGATGCTGGAGGTCCACGGGGAGGCGTCAATCTTTTACGTACCCGCGGCAGGAGGGACTCCTGTCGCGCTCGCGTCCCTGGCCATTCGCCAGCGCAGGAGTGACGACGACTCGCACCGCGCGCGAGTGTACACTTACTCTATCGCAGATTACGCGCCGACTCCGAGGCGCAACGACGTGATCAGAGACTCCGGCGAGGATTGGCTTGTCGTGGCGTGGCAGGACCCACGCGGCGGGTCGCGGATCGTAGACGTCGAGCTGGCGAGGCTGCATTCGCACGAGGGGGTGTAGATGGCCGCGCCGACCGAGGCACAGCTCAGGACGCAGCTGCAAGACATTGCCAGGATCTTCGACAACTACCTGTCACAGCAGACTGTGGGCGCGGATATCGATACGGCAGACGCAAACGTCCTCAATGATTTCGCCGCGCAGCATCGCGGAGCCATGTCTGCTATCGAGACGCGTGCTGGCCAAGTTGTGCAGCAGTTCCGGGGCGTGCTGGAGGTCTGGGCCGCAGCGTTCTGTCACCACATCCTCGGGGATCCCGAGCGCACTCTTGATCCGTGCCTTGACCGAATCTTCCTGGATTGGGCTACGCGGACACCGACTCCGGTGACGATCCTTACGCGCGGCTTTACCTTCGCCACTCCCGCCGCCGCGGCGGGAAACGTCGGCACCGGCGTGCTGCGTCGCCTGACAGTCGACGAGTTTGGCCGGGACATTGAGGCGGCCTTCGCGGAGGCCGTACGCGTGCGCTGCGTGGCAGACCAGAATCTGGGGGCTACGCGCTACCAGGAGTTGTTTGAATTCAAGGGTGCGAATGCGCCGCGCTCCGACCTGGGGTACGAGAGCGCCAGCGGCAAGGGCAGCGGGCTGGTGCTGCGCGACGGTGACGCGACGCGCGGTGTGCAGGCGTCCGATTCGATTGTCAGCAATGCAGGCTTCTACGACGTGGGCGGCGCCCTTAACTTCTCCGGCGGGCTGTACACGCTGATCGCGTCTGACGTGATCAGGTCCTGGGCCGTTGACGACGTGACCAAGATCACGCTCAACCGCAATACCGTCTACCGGTCGCCACAGGGGGTTGCCAACCCGCACAGCCTGCAGCTCGACGACAACGTCACGCTCACGCAGACCTTCCTTGATGCGAATGTTCAGCTAGGCACAGGTGTGCCGTATTACCGCGCCATTGCGGTTCGTCGGCAGGTGTCATGTGACGGCACCTTCACAATGAAGGTAGGTAGCAAGACGACTACCCAGGCCGTGTCCAGTCTGACCAACGATCGCTGGACGCTGGTCGAGCCCGCATTTGACGCCGACCTGTGGCCTGCTAACTTTATCGAGTCGTCCGCAGTCGTCGAGCTAAAACTCGCCTCCCGCACGACGGGCACTCTGTTGATTACGGAGTTCATTTTCTCGTCATTAGCTCAGTTCGCCGGCCTCTGGTACATGCTCCAGAGCCTCGGCAACGACGCGGGGTCTGGTGTCGCAGACTGGCAGCTAGACGACGAGTACACGTTCACGGACTCGCTGACGCCCGACAGCAAGATCCAGAAGATGCTTGCTCTGGTCGCTGCGCGCTACTTGCCTCACACAGTGGCGGGAACCCCCCCCACGATCTCGGACCCGTAGCCAGTGGCCTCGCCGTCCATAGCCCAGGCCCTGCGAATCCCAGGGACGATCTCTGTGGGACCGTTCACCGACATCACCGCTGCCGCCGCCTCCAATGGAGGAACGCTCCTGGGGCTGGCTCAGAATGTCACGCTGCGCTGGGCTGATATTTCGATGGCGCCGCTCACCGCGTGGGAGTTCGGCGGGGAGGTCGTGGACGACGTACGCGGTGGCGTAGGCGTCATGATCGTGTGGCGCATTCGCGGCGCCGACGCCGACGCGATCACGGCCGTATTCCCCAACACCTTCACCAGCTCGGGCGAGTGGCTCCGGGAACCTGGCCCTGTGCGCGCTGGTGCGTGGGCTTCGGACGAAGCGGTCCAGGTCCTGTTCACTCCAGACGATCCCACGCATCCTGGGCTGCTCCTGTACGAGGCCCTGCCTCGTGTGGCCGCAGAGCGAGGAGGCGAGGCAGCCTTGGACATGAGCGCCGCTTCAGAGGTCACATGGCTGGTCTCCTTCGTCGCTGCGCGCCGCCCTAGTGACGGTCGGCGCCTGGAATGGGCGCCAACGTCGGAGATGACCGCACCATGAGCCTGAGGCATGCGTGCGGCCTGGGGTCTCTCTCGCGAGACGAGTTCGAGGAGGCGCTGTGCGACCCTGGCGTGGCCGCTGCGTTGCTGGCTGCAGCCGACCGGCTGGTGCGCGGAGGCGTCGTGGTACCAGTGTCTGAGTGGTGCTCGTGGTCTCCCGCCGAGCAGGAGGCCCTCGCGCAGGCGCGCAGCGGGCTGCCGCACGATCCACACGCAGAGCAGGAGCCGGATCCCGATATGACCGACGGCGAGATCGAGCGGTTCGCGGATTCTGCGTGGGCCGGCTGGCAGAAGCACAGGGCCGCAGCGCGGGCGGGTGCCATGCTGACCGGTCTGGGTGCGTGATAGGTGGCAAGAGGTGACGGGGCGCGCGCGAGCGAGAAGGCGGCGACAGCCCTTGACAGGTTCGCGCAGCGCCTTCAGCAGGGCACTAGAGCACTACAGGGGCGCTCGAACGCAGAGCGCGGATTCGCTGCGCAGATCCGCGGCGTCCGTGGCGCTGGCGCAGCCGTGGGGACGGCTGCGAGTGCGACAGCCGCAGATATCCGCTTGCTCACCGATGCCATCACCTTGGGTGTGGCTGCCGCGGGTGAATTGAGTGAGTCCGCCAAGGTGCTGCTTGGGCCTATCGCTGAATTGTCGGATGTGATTCGCTCAGGTGTCGACGCTGCTTCTATTTTGTCAGGCACCCAGGGTGGTATTGCTGCGCAGCTCGCTCCCCTCGCGCGCGCTGGTGTGCCCATATCGGACGACCTGGTTCGCAACGTCGCAGACGTTGAGGCCGCGCAGCAGATTGACGTGTTCATGTTGCAGCGGCAGTCCAGGCGGGTGGGCGCTGCTGCCTTGGGTGGCGAGGCGTCTAGGAGAGGCTTCGATTCGTTTGAGGACTTCATTGCGCAAACGACGGGTGGTGAGTAGCGGTGCCACGTCGCGAGCTGAGGATCACATATGGATCCTATGTAGCCGGCCAGGGACAGGCGAAGCGGCAGCCTGTGGGCCCGTTCTCGATTTCAGACTCCTCCGACGCGTTCTCGTTTTCGTTCACGCTGCAAATCGCCGGGACCACGAGCGCCGCTGACCTCGCGACTGAGATCGCTGCGGCCACCACGGCATTCCGTACTCCCCGATCTGATCTGCTGGTGGAGCTGGTCAACGCGGGGACCGGGGCCAGTGAGGGGACCCTGCTGTCTGCAGCACACTCCACCGGCGAGGCTCTGAATGTAGAGGCAGAGATCAGCCAGCCGCAGGACCAAGAGGGGCAGTCGGGACGATCCGTTCGCTTCGACGTGATCGTCCGCGGCGGTCGACCTGCAGACTACGATGCCGCCGCTCTGCGGTCTGACCTCACCTACGAGGTGTCAACTTCACCGTCTCGCGTGCGCACTCTGGTTGTGCGCGGTACCTACACGCACAACGGGTCAGGGACCGCCTCACTCGCCGGCTACAACGCTGCTGCCGGCACTAAGATCGCAACCATCCAGGTGCTCCTGGGTGGCGCATGGGCCGCCGTGCCTGGAATCGGTGAGCGCACGATTACGGACGACACTGACCACGTGACCACATGGGAGCGCAGTTTCCGCGAGTTGATCCACAACGAGAGTGCCGGACTGCTGGACGATCCCGATATCGCAAACGAGTTGCTTGTGATCGAGGCAGCGACTCCAGGCGCGGACGACGACGGGAGCAGCGCCTCGGCGCCACTGATCCAGGTGCTCGCCACATTCCGCGCAGACGTGGACAAGGACGTAATCACAGGTGTTCCGTCGCTCCGCAGCCTGTGGGACGGCAGGCTGCTGCCGTGGGTGATTCAGAACATCCGGGACGCTACGGGCGGCTCTGATATCGCTGTGATCGAGTCTGGTCCCTCCTACGACCCCAAGCTCAACGTGCTCACGGCGCGAGTGCGAGCGCTGGCCAGCCAAGGGTCGACCAGTCTCCTCAGCCGTGTCGTGATCACGTCGGAGTCCACGGAGTGGCGCCATGTATTCCGGCCGTACTATGCGGACAGATTCCCGACTCAGGGCGAGGACCCGGCGCCCACACCCCATGACGTTAGCCCTGGCTCTGCTGTGATCCTGCGGACTGTCTCGACCACAGATGTCACGATCTCCGGTCGCGGTGCGCGTGGAGGCGGAGGCGCAGGCCAGCGCCCCGCTGACGGGGTCGGCCGCAGGGTATTGCTCAGCGACCTAGGAAAGCCCGGACCTGTCCATATCCGCTTCCCCGGGCAAGGCGCAGTCGGATTCGGGATCGGGGACAATTTCTCCATAGTTGTCACTCCAGCCAACGGGGGCCGCGGGCAGCTTGGTGGGATCGGCGGCGGCGGGGGGAGCAAGGGCGCGGGCGGTGGGCTGGCGGGCGGAGCATTCTTGATCCGCCGCGAACGCCCGACGATACGCACTCAGCGTATCGGTATCGCGCCTAATACACTGACTCTACAGTCGACCACAACTCGCGAGACAGTCCGAGTCGTAGGGCCTGCGCCGCAGGCCGCGGGCGAGTCTGGTAGTCCTTCGAGCATGAGTTCTTCGGTCTCGCCAGGGTCTCCTCGCGACCTGAGAAACCAGAGGCGTGACCAGTGAAGGTGACGTTGGACGGCCAGGTGCTGCACGAGTCCAGCGGGGGGTGGGCTCTGACTGTGGGCACCGCTCCCCACGCTCGCGGGTATGTGTTGCCCAGGCTGATAGCGACCGATCTGTACAACCGCGCTGTTGGGAGGATACACGGGTCGGTGCTTGTGCTCGATGCCACGGCGGAGGGCCGTGGAACCCAGACGGTCGAGGCCCTGACGATCCTGGGCACCAGCCCAGCAAACCATCGCGACCAAGAGAGGCTGATTGTTGTCGACCGCCGCTGGACGTGGGGGCGGCTCCACGTCGCGCGCGCGTACAATATGCCCCGCCGCACAGGAGCCCGCCGCCGGCTGCCGGGAGCACCTGTCGCGGTAGCCCAGATCGACGACGATCTGGCCTATGCGCCATGGTCCCTGCGCAACGGCGCCCGGTGGACCGGGCTACAGGTGCTGCGAGACGTTCTGACCAATCTCGGGGTGGTCTATCACATCGAGCCTGATGTCGCTGCCGTCTTGGGCGACAGTGACAACTCGCCCGTTCAGGCGCTCGAATTGGACGACCCTGGCGACGTGGCGCTCGCTCGCGTGCTCGCTTACTTCGGGCGAGCTTACGGCGTGTACGTCGACTACGACGGCAGGGTCGTCGTATTCAACCGCCTCAGCGGCGGTGAGCGCGACCTAGTCGGAGTGGCGCAGCCAGGCGAAGGCGTAGGGTCCAGCGTGTCGCCCGACTCGGCCGTCTCCGCCGCAGGTATCGGAGACCCTTACGAGCAGACTCCGCATTTTGACCTGCAGGACAGAAGGCAAGAGTTGCCGAGCCGTGTGCTGGTGCATTTCACGAGGCGCGTCGAGCTGCGCATAGACGTGGAGGAGGGTGCGGACCCAACGGTCGACGGAGGAGAGCGCGCAGCGGAGCCGCCGACCGGTGACTATGTAGTTGCACTTCCGGAGGACGCAACGATACGAGGCCAGGACTACGTGCTGGGTACGTATGTAGACCTCGACGGTTATCTTGAGTTTCTCGCCGGCAAGCAGCTTATCCCCACCCTCCCTGATATCACGCTAGACGTGCTGCGCACTGCGTACGCAAGCCCGGCGATCACGCTCTACAGTGTGCCCAAGCTGGACGTGACAGGGATCTGGGGACGCAGGATCCGGGCTCTGCGTGGGGCATTCCGGCAGCGCATTCAGCTGCGCAAGCGCTGGCTAGATCGCGTGCGCGGGATCAAGGCGGAGCGCGTGGCCATTATCAACACAGAGCGCGGCAGCAGGGGCCCGGCTACGGTCTTCACGGATTATGCCGAGGTGTCCTTCTGGAGAGAGATCGAGGCCGTGCGGCTCGCAGGTCTTGACCAGCGCGATTGGCGCCCAATCAGGAACAGGTTTGCCAACCCGAACGCCCCAACCGGGGGGCAGATAATTGACACCCCTATCGAGGATCTCGCGCCCGCGCCCGTGCGGGTGCTCGTAGAGGACGAGGACCAGGGCATTCTTTTCCTGCAGTTCGAGAGAGACTTTACAGGGCAGGTGACCCTGATCTATCCGACTGCGCTTGAGCAACCAGACGGACTACCCGAGGACGACCCGAGGGCCAGCAACCAGTGGCTGGCTTTTGCTGACGCGACCGTGGTTCACCAGATCAGCGTGATAGTGACAGTCGGCATGGGCGCCCCTAACAGCCTCCGGAAGTTTCACACGGTGCCAGTCACGGCCAGTGACGTCTTGGGGCTGCTCCCGAACACGGAGATATTAGGAGGCGTCGGGCCTGAGATACATGTGCGAGTGCAGTCGACGACGACCGTAGCAAGATTCGGATGGCAAGACGAACACGCCCAGGCGTTCTACCGCGCCTGGGCCGGGCAGGAAGATCTCACCGCAGCCTTGGGGGACCCCATCAATGTGGACGAGGTTAACGACCAGGCGCGCGCGTTTGCCGCGCGCGTCTATGCGTCCCTCGCCAATCGTGTAGAGGGACAGCTGCATACCGGGTTTGTACCTGGCGTGGTCCCGGCTGGGACCACGCGCTCCGTCGCGCACGAGTTCGGCGCTGGCCGAGGCGCCACGACGGTTCTTGATTTTCCTTCCGACCCGCCGCCCAGGTCCCCTGGTAGCTTCCTGTCCATGGGTACGCGGCGGATAGTGGAGAGGCTAGTCGAGTGAGCGGGCGATCCATACCAGACCGCGGTAGCCAACCCGACTTGCCCCTGCGGGATCACCGCCCGGACGTCGACCCTGAGGCGAGGAACGTCCCTCACGGACTGCAGATCGAGAAGCGCGAGGCCGGTTGGCCGTTCCGGTACGTCGCGGAGGGACACGTTGGGTCGCAGGGCACCCAGCCCACTGTGGGCGACCTGCAAGGAGGACAGTTCGTACCGCCCGCAACGCGGGCAATAGGCTCTTGGACGTTCGCGTTACCGGTCGTGATCTCTGAGGACGAAGAGATACCTCCGTCCCTCGCCCTCGCAGGCTCCCGCGCGCGTGCGCGAGAGCAGGAGCCTAGCCGCGAGCGGGTGGTGCGTTACGTTCCTGTCCGCACCGGCCCCGATTTTGGCGGCGACCCACGCTACGCCCCCGGTCAGGCGTTCGCGCACCCCGACTCTCCGCGCGTGCGCAAGGGCACGCCGGGCGTAGTCCTGGTGTCGACCGAGGAAAAGAAGCAGGTCAATCTGTTCCTGCCGACCGATCCGGGTGTGTTGATCGCGGTCAACCGCCGAGGTGACCCCGAGAAATCGACATTGGTCTATGACTTGGACGACAACGGCGGACTAGATCCGCAGCCAGCCCCTCTGCATACCGCATGGCGTGTGTTGGTGCCCGACAAGCGGTGCGCAGTGCCGACCGACGGTCCTGCCCTGGCATGGCAGCTGGGTGTCTCCGGCCAAGACGCCAAGTCGGGTCACGGCTGGGTCACTGCGGGAGCAGGATCTGAGCTGGTAGACCCTGAGCCAGAGAGGCGCCCAGAGCCCCCTGGTGAGCCGGAGGACCCGACACGTACCAGGACACGCGATCCTGGCGCGAACGGCACCAGGGCCCGCCCGCAGCAGCCAGGAGTCGGTCAGCCCACCTCGGTTGAGCGGCCTCCCGGCCCTCCACCTGCATTCGCGCCGCCGCGCGCGTCGAGCTACTCGGCCAAGATCCAGGGCACGCTCGACGCAATCGACCAGCTGCAGCAGCGCCGTGCTGGAATCCAGGCGCAGATTCAGCGGGTGAAGTCTGACCTTGCCCGGTCGGGGGTGCCGTTCGGGGCTGGTGCGGTCAACCGCTTGGTGGCTCAGATCCGACAGATAGACGGAGAGATCGCGCGCCTGCGGTCGACGCTGTCTGACACACAGACACGCACCAGGGACGGTGGCGGTGACTCTACGACTGCTGACCCGGGAGGCGGAGGGGAGCGCACGCCCGGCAATGTGCACGCCCTCATGGGATCCTTGGCAGGTGGTCCTCTAGAGGTCGGCGGACTGGTGGACCAGCACCAGGTGGGCACCGACCGAGACGGCCACCCGATCAACGCTGGCCACCTGCACACCAGCACTCTATTCCGCGGCGGCGCTGGCGACGCCCCACTGGAGTTCGAGCCGACCGCGTACTCGCAGCCGGACGGCTACCCGCTGCGCTCGCCTGTGCACCTGCGCAACGACCCAGAGTCTGCGCACCAGTGGCGGTGCGGCGTGGGTGCTGGACTGTGGCGGTGGGAGGCTGAGGTGCCGGCGATCCCGTCGGAGCCGGAGTTGCCTCCGCCGCCCCTGCAGCCACCGCCCCTTCCCAACCTCGGACCGTTCGCCAACGCTGGGCGGCCGGGTATGGGTGGTGCGGGTGGCCCAGGCACCGGGCCGGGTGGGGTCGGCGCACGAGGAGGACGAGGAGGACGCCCTCGCCTGTCTGGGGACCCGCCAGTTGCCAGAGCCGGTCTCGGCGGGTCTGTGGCCGGGCGATTCGCGCGCGCCTCCGCGCCTGGGCCGAGGGGAGGAGTCCCGCGCGGCGCCCCATTCCGAGGCGCAGAGCAGTCGTCGGGCCTGCCGGCCGGGAGCTTGGGGATCGGAGGCGTCGGCAGGGGTGTCTCCGCCTGGCAGGTGGCTGCGCTCAGGGCTGCCGGAGTCCTGGACCAGACAGGGTGGCCTACGGCGGTCTGGGTGCGTACCGGAGAGCAGGGCACCAGCCTGCGAGGGAAGCTTGGTGGCCGGGACACTCGCGCGCCGCTGTTTCCCGGGCAGGTCGTGGCTGCCGGGGGTATCGCGATCAAGGCGAGGCCCGACAACGCTGTCGCTGAGGATTTCGCGCGAGGCGGCAACGCGTCAAGCGCCAGGCGCCTGGGAACATACCGGAGTGCGCCCACAGCGATGGTCCTAGAGGGTCACGCACGTGGCGACGGCACGTGGCGCGGGTGGCGCTACGGCGCAGGCGGGCGCGCTGCTGTCCGCACCGGCAGCCCAGCGCCCGAGGGCGGTGGCGTACTGCCACTTCCCGCGGGTGTCGAGCTGCGCCATGTGCTGGACGGGGACTACAATCCGGCGAATCCGCTGCGCGTGTCTCCGTACGTCATGGATTGGATCATGGCAGGCGGCTTGACGCGCCTGGTGTTCTCGACCCCTGACCGGCAGAACGGCGCGCGGGGCGGGGTGGCCATGAAGCACGCCCCTACCGGGCTGCAATTCATTCCGCTCGACAGCGGTGACGGCTCCGAGCTTGTCTCTCCGCTTATGACATTCGGCGAAAGTGGCTTGCTCGTTGTCGGCAACGCCGACGTGACGGGAAAGCTCACGGTCGGCGGCCTGATCGACCCAACGGGGCTGGTCCTTGCGGAGCAAGCGGCTGACCCGATGGCGGGAGCGGACGTTGGTTTGTTCGCGGGCGACACTGCGGGCGCTAATGAGGCATGGTGGCGCAGGGATGACGGGACACTAGTAGACCTGTCGGCGGGCGGGTCGCTGCGCGCCCAGGGCTCCGCTATCTCCGGCTTCGCGCCCCAGCGCGTCGACCGCACGGGGATCCTCGCAGCGCAAGTCAATCTCCTCCCGCGCATGGGCGCGCGCGAGAGTGCGTGTATCGGGCTCAACGGGACCTTGATCGAGGCCAACGGCAGGCTGAGCGCAAACACCACGGCGGCGGGGGCAGGAGGCGCAGACTACCTGACCCTCTCCGGCACTGTCACCACTGCCATATCTACGGCAATCACGGGCGTCGGGACGAGCTTCCTGGCCGAGCTAGACGCCGTCGCGCATGCGCTCTCGGGCACCGTTACCTCCGCGGGATTCGTCGTCACAGGCAGCGGAACCGACTTCACTCGCGAGATTGCAGTCGGGGACCTGATCGGGTCCTCTGCACACGGGCGGTTCGTGTACGTGACTGCGATCACCCAGGACAACTTGCTGACGACCTCTCTCGCCCTCGGCGCTGCAGGCGCGACCGCCGTCAAGCGCGTAGAAAACGCCACCGTCACAATCGACCGCGGCGGTGGCAACTTCGACTCCGAGACGATTTCGCATGTGACCAGCGCGACCGCAATGGTCCTCCGCGACTTGACCGCCAACGGCGCAGCCGGGCTGGGTATCGAGCTGGGCGGCCTGCCCTCCGGAAACGTTATCGACACGATCCACACCTATGCGTGGGTCGTGTCCGGCACCGGCGGAGTGGCCGCCATGATCTCATCTCAGCGGACGCGCCTACTCAACCCGCCCGCCACGCATGCTGCCGACTCTCGCCGAGTCGGCGTCGCCGGCGTGCTGGAGGGTATCAATCAGGCCAGCAAGAGCTACTCGTGTAGGTGCCAAGGCACGACTCGGACCTACCAGTACCGCGAGACGGACGGCTCCCTTGCCCTCGTGTCCGCGTTCGTCGCCGGAGTCTGGACAGCGATCGCAAACATATTCAGCCCGCCGACGGCGTCTCAGCTACACCTCGGCGTGCGAGTGATCGGCAACAGCGGTGCTATCAGCAGCATGTCTGTTCGCCCGCGAAACATGCAAGGTGCCTCTGCGCTGCAGCACCCGATCACGGCGTACTCGGGTGCTGCCACCGACAGCGACGGTCAGGTGATCACCTACCTGCACACGCAGGGCACCGATCAGGGTATCGAGGGTCGTGCTACAGGAGCATTCGGCGGCGGCGGCGGTGGGCGCGTAGACGTGGTCGGATTCGTTGAGGAGGTGTAGGGGTGTCGACAGGGCAGACGGTCCCGGGAGTGATTCACGACGAGACCGGAGACCTGCTGCGGGTGGGCTATCTGGACTGGTCTGCCCTGGTAGGGCCCGGCGAGTCCCCATGCCCGCACGCTCCGCAGCCCGCATGTGTCCGCGGCGCCGCGGATCAGCACCACCGCTGGGACGGCGAAAGGTGGTCGCTCGTAGACGCGGAGGACGACAAGGACGACAAGGATCTGCAAAAGAGGATCTCGGCGCTCGAAAAAAGGGTCGGTGAATTGGAGACTACAATGCGGGCCAAGGAAGACGTCCATGACTAGACGACACCTGCTGATCGGTGCTCTGGGGGCATGCCTGTGCATGGCCGGGGTCGCTGTCGCTGACCCCGAGACCGCACGGAAGGGCGTGGGCCAGGTCACCGGGACGATCTCCACTCTGTTCGGTGGTTCGGTCGGGGTACAGGGTCAGCCTACGGGTGGCCAGGTGCTGACATGGGACGCCACCGACCAAAGGTGGGAGGCCGACGCAGGCGTCGGTGCCAGCAACCTCGACGACCTGGCAGACGTCACGGCACCTACACCTGGCACTGGCGATCACCTGCGATTCGACAGCGCGGCATGGGTCAACAGCACCACCGCCACCTGGGACCTGAGCGACGTCTCCGCGGCGTCTGTGCTCGCCGCCTCGGACGGCGACCTCCTCACGTGGGAGGCGACCAGCGCGAGCTGGGAGGCGCAGGCGGCGGCAGTCGAGGTGGACACATGGGAGAGCACGCTCGCCCGCGGCGCGACGGCGAGCACGAATCCCGTGATCGGTGTAGGCACCGTGCTGGAGTGGAGCGGGTCCGGATCGATTGCCTCGGTCACGACCGAGGCTGACACGCTGGGTGTGTTCGGGCCTGGCGGGTCTGGCAACGGGCACCTGTTCGCCGAGTCGATCATGTTCGCGGTTGGACAGCTCAAGCTCCGCGATATCACGACGGGGGTCCTGGGCGTGTTCGACGGCGCTGTCGCGTCGACCATGGCTGCCGACGGTTTTTTGGTCGACGACGACGGGAACAACACCGCGGACGGATACTTCCGCAGCTTCGGCGGGGAACCCCGTCTCCAGCTTGTGTCGACGGGCGACATAGAGTACTTCGCAGGTGCCAGCGTATCTGGCCTCCCTGACCTGCGCCTCTCGCGGGGCGGCGCTGGTGAGCTGTCGATCAGCGACCCTCTCAACACGGGGGCGGTCGTGTCGGGGGTCGCGCCCGTCACCAGTATGGACGACACGCTCCGCGTCACCGACGGGGGGGGGGCTGACGGCTCCCTGCTGGTTGAGCGGCTGCACTTCGCGGACGGGTTCTCGGCTGCGTCGCGCATCTTGCTGCGCAACATTCCGTCGGCTAATGGCAACCTAGAGGTGGCCACCGAGGCAGGTGGCATGGCTGGGTACGCTGCCCTCCGGTTCCTCGCGACCGCGACCAGCGGTGCTGCTCCTGACGCACGCATGGACACTTCAGCAGGCGTCGGCAGGGTATTTCTTGACAACGCGGGCTCGCTCCGATGGTCGAGCACGGCAGACGCCAACGGCGCCCCAGACGCTGGTATCGCTCGCGTCAGCAGCCAGGTACTCACCGCCAATAACGGCGGGTCAGCGGGATCACCCGCTGGCGCGCTCCGCAGACTGCATGACGTCGTCATAGCGACGACGGACACGACGATCACGTCGGCCCAGACCGACGTGATCGTCGTGGGCACCAACGCAGCCAGGGCCGACGTATTCCTGCCCGGCGAGCCGCCGAGCGGTACAATCGTTCGACTCAAGAGAACCAACGCCGCGCTCGAAGCCCGCCCGATAGTCCCTGACCGGATCCGCTACACGGGCGGCCTGCTCGCCCAGGACGGCACCGGGCTAGAGTTGGGCGCAGACGCTATCCTGGAGCTGGTCTATGTGCCGGCGGCAACCTCCACCAGCGGCACCGGCGAATGGGTCTCGGTCCGCGAATTCGGAACCCTGACAGAGGACTGACATGCACCGACACAATGTGATCCTGGGGCACGACCCCAACCGCCGCAGCCCGCTCCGCCGCGCTGCTCTCCCCGCCCTGATCCTGTTCCTCGGGGCGCTGATCCCTGCCGCGATTGCAGCCAGCAATATCGGAAACGTCGACGCGGGTACGATCAACCTGACCACGCTTACAGCGACCGGTACGGTCGGCGGCAACCAGCTGGAGTCGACTGTGGCGACCGGCACCGCGCCGCTGATCATTGCGAGCACGACCGCCGTGGGCAACCTCAATGCCGACCTGCTCGACGGGAACGAGGCCGCCGTGTTCGTGCTCGGGTCGAGCGCGACGATCACGTCCGCGAATATCAGCGGCGCCTCCGTGCGAAAGGTCTACCAGGCGCACACCGCCGACGACCTGATCGCTGCCACGGAAAGCGACTCGGTCTTCACCAACGCCGGCGCCGCTGGCGTTGTGGCTCTGACTCTCACCGACAACGCTGCCGCCGGTACCACGCATGTGTTTGTGCGCGCGGCTGCCCAGAGCTTCCGCGCCAACCCCCACGACTCTGACACGATCACCTACTCGGGAGGCGTCATGGCTGCGGGCGAGTATCTCGGTCTAGAGTCGACTGGCGCGCGCCTGGAGCTGGTCGCAGACGGCGCGGGAAACTGGTACGCCACCGACGAGCACGGTACCCTGACAGAGGAGACCCCGTAGCATGGACCGCTCTGCCGCTGCATTCCTCGCTGCCGCCCTGGCGTGCCTGACCGCTGCCTGGCTCGCCCCTGCGTACGGGACGAGCAACCTTGGCACGGTCAGCGTCGAGGCCGGCACCGCCGTGCACGGTGGAGCCCGCTCCGATATTCCGCTCGACCGCCTCGGCGCGAGCCACCGGGGCGCGGTCTCGGTGGACATGACAAACAACAGCCTCGCCGGCACCGGCACCGCCGTGACGATCACGGAGACGAGCACGACGTCTACGGCCTCGGCACGCGCCGAGGGCGTGCGCCTGCGGCTGACTAGCGGGACTGTTACAGGCGACCAGGCTGGGTGGACGCTGGGCGACCGCACCCTGCGGGGAGACCAGGCGGGCTACTGGTGCGCTCAGCGATTCCGGCTGAGTCTGGCGACCTCTGTGCGCGCGTACGTGTCGGTGAGCGACACCGACGACGACGTTATGTCGCTCACGAACACACCGGCGGCGACGGACGCCACGAACTATGTCGGGCTGAGGTTCTCCACCCCGGCCGGCGACAGCAACTTCATGTTTGCGGCGGGCAACGGGACGACCGACACCTTCACCGACTCGGGTGTCACAGCTGACGCTGCCGTGCACTGGCTGGTGATCGACTCAGTGAGTAGCACTGAGATCCGTGTCTACCTCCTGTCTGACGCGTTCGTGGTCGAGGGCGAGGCTGTGCTCACGACGACGCTGCCTGGCGCTACGGTTCCCTTGGGCCCGGCGTCGGGACTGGAGATCCAGAGTGGCTCCGCGCGATCTTACGACTTCTACGCCGCGACTTTTGGTGGAGGGTAGCGTGACCGAGATCCTGTTCAGGATGCACCTGTTCTCTAAGCCTTGGCAACAAGCAGAGTGGCAGGCGTTTCTGACGCCTCACGGCCTGACCTACAAAGACAAGCAGCCCGGAGCCGGCGTGATCGCAGTCCGAGTGAACAACGACAAGGCCACGG